AGAAAGTCTGGTGAGATGATGACTGCTGCTGGTAATACTCTGATCAACTATCTGATTATCGAGTACACATGCCGTAAATTCAACATTGAAGCCACATCTATCGTAGAGGGTGATGACGGAATTATAGCCACCAATGATTTGAACTTGGCTGATTACATCAAAAGCACAGCTGCCTCATTAGGTCTCGATTTAGTTATTGAAGTGAGACATAATATCGAAGAAGTGGAATTCTGCAAGCACTGGTTCATTGAGGATGATGCCACAGGAACTTTCTACGGCTGCCGCGCTCTACAATCATCTCTAGTTAAACTAGGATGGGACGCTAAGTACCAAGGTGAGCCAGGCACTAAGAAATTCGAAAAGGCGATAGCTGCAAGACTAAATAGCCTCGACTCTGAGTACGCTTAATTCCCATCAATGAAGCGATTCTCTTAAGCAATTCGATCTTAACTCAGATACACCACCACTAGAGAATACACTGAGCACTATCACAAATGGACAAACACATCACTACCCCAAGTCGTGGTTGACAAGTTCGAAAGCAAATATTCTGATTTACTAGACAGAATGACAGATAAAATAATGAAGGAAGGTTACCTCGCCTCTTTCTATTGCTCAGAACTACCTGAATTAGGACTCAAGCCGCTCTAGGAAACTACGACTAAAAGACCACCCTATCTCATCACCAGAATAGCATCACACTTTGGTTCCTATAAGTTGTAGGGCACAACACATCTTGGGCACTGTTATAATAAAGAGACACCATAATCATGGATGAAAACTTCAAAGACTTTCTAGATGAAATCAGAACCTACAACATAAAAGTTTGGAACAAAGAGGCTTCCAAACGCCTCATTGAAAAGTACAAACAAAAAGGAATCATTAAAGACGTCAAAGAAGGATACGTAGCAGTAATTGTTGAATCCTTAGACGAAGCTAGGAGACTCGTCCCAGTAATGGGGAACTTAGTTGGAATCAAAGCACTAGTCCACGTTCCCTCTGATTTAGTCCAACAGTACGGGAGAGGTAAGAGAAACATCTTAGCACCTTACAAAGCACACAACGAGAAAATGGGAGCGAACTGGTATGTAGAAGACACAGCCTACAGAATAGACAGATCTGGAGGACGCCACTTCAAAGGATCAGGTTACGAAGAGCTAATCAGGAAAGCCAACGAACAACTCGACTACCAGTTACCGTAACACTCATATGACTTGGACCCCGTTAACTTCCCTCAACCAACAGTCAGACCTGACTTCCAAGCTAAAGCAACAAGGGCTCTCAGGGGCAACCTAGCTGAGACAGAAGAACTTTAGCGGCGAGTGGACCAACTTACCAAAGAAATAGAAGAGAAACGAATTCAAGAAGGATAGCAGAGAGAATACCAAGGCAGATTCATAACACAATACAAACAAGCAGTAGTAGATATGGCGACTGGTATCTCCCAAACAGCTCGCAAGTTCCAGGAAGACCATATCAGGAAGTACGCAATCTCTCACGTAGACGCCTTCAATCCTTCCGCAGCAGGAACCAGAATCCCAACAATGGCAGCACCACCAACGACCACCACACGGGACTATTAATCCATCCGCTTCACAGCAAACGATCGGAACGTCCTCATAGTGCTTAACTACAATGCACTCAGGATGTCACCAATAGTAGTCCTGCAAGGAGCTCAAGGCGATGTGCTCAACTTCGACAACATCTCATCATCCACAGTAGATATCGATTACTAAGACACAGTAAACAATGAGAGCTTCACCAGACCAACTCAAGTTGGATCATTAGGAGTCGCATTCAATGACCTCCTAGCCAACTCATCGGTCGGCAAGCAACTCCCAAACCTCTAGGACTTCACATAGCTAAGACTAGTGTCTGGCGGTTTCAGGCTCTGGAAAACGAGCAAGCAAGAAAATGAGTCGGGAGTCATCCAAGCACTCTATGCACCATCAGGCATGTCCATGGACTCCTCTATCAGTGAAGAAATAGACAGAAGGAATGGCACACACCACCATCTCAAAGTTTACCCAGCAGCGCTCGACGGAAAATGCGGAGGCAGAGCTGGATTCTTAGTAGGCGGACAATATCGACCCAACGATGAAGGAAGATACACTAGATTCTCACAAGCAACAGACCTATTCCTAAAAGTAGGTGAGGGAAATTCAAATGTAGACTACATCACATCCACGTCGGCAGATGAGAAGATCTATGATCCCGACGAAGCCCTTGGCAATGACTTCTTCGGACCACTCAGATGGTTCGCAGGAACAGCATTTGTCGACTCGATACCATTAGATTCACAATTGTCTGGACCAGCAGCCTTTGGAACCAGAGAATTAAGGATGCCTCACGTAGCTTTAATCACTATGTAGGGTCTCCAATCCGGATCTACCTATGAGATCGAGCTAAGTAGACATTTTGAAGGGATCCCAACAGCAGAGAACGCATCCAGAGAGATGCGACTTTGCCCTCTCCCACCTGAGTACGCTTCACCTTTGTAAATATTGCACAAAGCGGACTTAAGAGATCACGTCATATCACCAGCCGAATACTACATGCAAAGAGGCATTTATCTCAGGGGACTCTGGGATTTGCCAGTCCTTAGAAACATTAAGGATGTAGTTAACATGGGATTAGACAAGATTTCCGACAATCCAGGAATGGTGGAATTGCTTGAGCAGGTCCTACCAAAAGCTGCATCTCTCCTATCTAGAGCATTGCCTATTACAGCGGATTTCTCAGAAGATGTAGAAGCAGCAGTTGAGAAAGCCTTAAAGAAAGGACTAGAAGAAGGCTACAGACTAAAAGGACACCAAAAGCTTAAAGAACAGAACGACCCACCAAAACATGGATAGTAAGAACACTTCCAACCCAGGATCGTTCAGTTCTTAAATAAGCTCGAAGAGTCCAAGCAACAAAGACGACAAATTCTAAGAGAAAACCCAGTCTAAATAGACACAACAACTCTTAAATGAGTGACTATGACCTGAGCATGAGCTCAACTTAGCTCAATGAGCTAAGCCTTTCTGTTTCCACGCGGCGCGATGAAACAGATTGACCATGTTGATCTTTCATCTAGATTCACATGCTTATAGGTTGTCCCTACCTAAAGTGCAGCGCACACCACCATTTGGTGGGTCACCAGG